TTGACAGGATGATCAGGTATTTGTTTTTTAACGCAGGGGAAACATCCTAAAACCCCTTCGGACTGTCACACAACCTACTACAGGGAGACATCAACCGAAACGATAGACTCGAACTTAGTGTCCCACAAAGCGCGTGGTATCTTTGGCGCGAGTGGGGTTTGCTTGTCTTTCTTTCCCTTTGCATGGTGGTTAACCCTCTGAAAACCGAGGATACCGTCGCACACGGAGGCGTAGCACTCGACTAGCCCGTCTTCGTCTATGCCGTATACTTTATGCAAAAACTCGTGGAAGCAATCAGGGTTGATCGTATCAGCGTTCACTGTCATTTCTTTCAGCTCCTCTGCAGTATATTTATAGCTGCAAGCCTGGTTCCTCATGTCAAGAAAAGGCTTGCTGCTTAACTGCTCGGCTGTCTGAAGTAGGAGTTCTCTTACCCTGGCTACGTGGCGATGTTCATACGCAGCAGAAAGTAACTTGCCTGCCATGTAATCTTCATCACTTACCGCCCGATTGTTATTGCACCGGACGGGTAATTTTACCACCACGCGACCAAAAGATGGAACGGGGAATGTCTTCCTAAAACTGGGCACGAACCGCTTGCGCAAGAACGTCGCTTTTTCACGCACGTTGTGATAAGTTCCTTCTGTGCTCATGCCCGATCCTTTCGCCACCTCCTCGAACGACTTCTCCACAGCCGAACGATCTTGCGAGGTGTACGTCAATCCATCATCCCCGTATACCAAAGTGGTACTCTCAGTAACCTTAGCAAGCTCCAAAGCCGCAAGTGAAGTGCATGCGTTGACGTATCCGTTGCCAGTGGTGGTTGTAACCTCACCACTCCAACGTTGACCCTTCACTCGTCCCTTAACACCATACCTCGTGAATACCCTCACGCTAGTGTTAGAAGCAAACTCTCTGACAAACCACTTTGGCGCGCCAAGTTTGTAATAAAACATGGCTTCCCATTTACGGACAGCGGCGGGTTGTGTACCGTCGTTGTTCTTGAAATCGTTCTCGAAGACATTGCCCTTAGTATGGTGAACTATTTCTGCTATCTCGTCTGCTGACATGCCTACGCAATAAATGACCTTATTCCCTTTGTTCCTAGGGTTAGTTGCGTTGAGTTCCTCAGCAATACGACGGGATAAATAAA